TTCATTGATTCTAATGGAATACCTGTATTCGACACACCTGAAACAGAAAAGGTTGGACCTTTTGGCGAGACTATAGATATAGGTATACTAGAACATTGGCAGAATGAAGTTGATGGCTTAAAAGATGATGGTGATGCTTTAAATGAATTTTATAGACAGTTCCCACGTACAGAAGAGCATGCTTTCAGAGATGAAACAAAAAACAGTATATTTAATTTAGCTAAAATATACGAGCAAATAGATTACAACGAGGAAACAAACTACATAAACACTATAACTACTGGTAACTTTCAATGGGCTAACGGTGTTAAAGATAGCAAAGTTATATTTTACCCTGATAAAAACGGTAGATTTAAATTAAGCTGGACACCACCATCCCACTTACAGAATAACGTTATATTGAAAAACGGTTATAAGAAACCAGGTAACGAACACATAGGCGTTTTTGGTTGTGATAGTTACGATATATCTGGTACAGTTGACGGTAAAGGTTCTAAAGGAGCTTTACATGGGTTAACTAAGTTTAGTATGGAAGATGCACCAGTAAACCATTTTTTCTGTGAATACATAGCTAGACCACAAACCGCTGAGATATTCTTTGAAGATGTACTTATGGCTTTGGTTTTTTATGGAATGCCTATACTAGCAGAGAATAACAAACCACGTTTATTGTACTATTTAAGAAGAAGAGGATACAGAGGCTTCTCAATGAACAGACCTGATAAAGTATGGAACAAACTATCTGTTGCTGAAAAAGAAGTAGGTGGAATACCTAACTCTAGTGAGGATATAAAACAATCACATGCAGCTGCAATAGAAATGTACATACAGGATCACGTTGGTATAAAGCCAGACGGGTCACACGGAACAGTTTATTTCAATGACCTTCTCAACGATTGGTCTAAGTTTGATATAAACAATAGAGGTAAATTTGATGCATCTATAAGTTCTGGTTTAGCTATAATGGGTTGTAATAGACATTTATATGCTCCAAACGCTAAAGTAGAAAAACAAAAACTAAATATAAGTTTCGCAAGGTATAAACAAGGTGGAACACATTCAAAATTAATAGAAAATTAATATGGCTGAGTCAGTTGTTAAAAGTTCTTTTCCAAGTCAAGTCGCTAGCGATTTAGAGAAAGTGAGTAAAGACTACGGTTTGAAAGTTGCTAAAGCAATTGAAAGCGAGTGGTTCAAAAGAGATTCTGGTACTAACAGATTCTTTGGTAACCAAACAGAGTTTCACAAACTAAGGTTGTATGCTAGAGGAGAACAATCAATACAAAAATATAAAGATGAATTATCTATAAACGGTGATTTGTCTTACCTAAATTTAGACTGGAAACCAGTACCTATTATACCTAAGTTTGTAGATATAGTAGTAAACGGTATATCTGAAAGAGTATTTGATATAAAAGCATTTTCACAAGATCCAGCAGGTGTAAGCAAGAGAACAGCTTATATGGAGTCAATGCTTAGAGATATGAGAACTAAAGATCTAAACGCGTATGCTAAAGAAGCGTTTGGCGTTGATCTTAATGAAAACGATCCAGAGATACTACCTGACTCACAACAAGAGTTAGACTTGCATATGCAGCTTAGTTACAAGCAAGCTATAGAAATAGCTGAAGAGCAAGCTATCAACGTTGTTCTTGAAGGTAATAAGTATGATTTAACTAGAAGAAGAGTTAACTACGATTTAACAGTACTTGGTATGGGTGCTGTTAAAACTGTTTATAATAAATCAGAAGGTATTAAAGTTGAGTACGTTGATCCTGCTAATATGGTTTATTCGTATACCGAGTCACCTTACTTTGATGATATATACTACGTTGGTGAGGTAAAAACAATACCAGTAAACGAGCTTAAAAAACAATTCCCTAATTTATCTAAAGAAGAGTTAGTTAAAATAACTGGGCAAGGGTTTCAAAACAGTGGCTTCTACAATAGAAGTTTAACTGAGTCTAACCAAAACGATAAAAACCAAATACAAGTACTGTACTTTAATTACAAAACATATGCTAATGAAGTGTATAAAGTTAAAGAAACAGCAACAGGTGCTAGTAAGGTTATAGTAAAAGATGATTCTTTTAACCCTATGGTAGATCAAATGCTTGAAGCTAAGTATGGTAAAATGTCTAGATCACTAGAGGTTTTATACGAAGGAGCTTTAGTGTTAGGTACTGAAATACTACTTGATTGGAATTTAAGTAAAAACATGATGAGACCTAAGAGTGATCACACTAAGGTTAAAATGAATTACAGTATAACAGCGCCTAGAATGTACAAGGGACGTATAGAATCACTTGTAGGACGTATAACTGGTTTTGCTGATATGATACAACTAACTCATCTAAAACTGCAACAGGTGATGTCTAGAATGACTCCTGATGGTATATACCTAGATGCTGATGGTTTAGCTGAGATTGATTTAGGTAATGGAACTAATTATAATCCACAAGAAGCATTAAACATGTTCTTTCAAACTGGTTCTATCATAGGTAGGTCTATGACATCTGAAGGTGATATGAACCCAGGTAAAGTACCTATACAAGAAATATCTAGTGGAAACGGTGGTGCTAAAATGCAGAGTTTAATAGGTACGTATAACTACTACTTACAAATGATAAGAGATGTAACTGGTTTAAATGAATCATCAGACGCGTCTACTCCATCAAAAGATGCTTTAGTTGGTGTTCAAAAAATAGCAGCAGCTAACAGTAACACAGCTACAAGACATATACTACAATCAGGATTATACATAACATCAGAAGTCGCTGAAGCTATATCACTTAGAGTATCGGATATACTAGAGTATTCTCCTACAAGAGATGCTTTTATACAAAAGATAGGAATACACAATGTATCTACATTAAGTGAATTAGGTAACTTACATTTATCAGACTTTGGTATACATATAGAATTATCGCCTGATGAAGAGCAAAAAGCTTTACTAGAGCAAAACATACAAATGGCTTTGTCTGGTGGAGGTATTGATTTAGAAGACGCTATAGATCTTAGAGAGATTAAGAATATAAAGTTAGCTAATCAATTACTTAAGATACGTAGAAAAAAGAAACAAGAGAGAGATCAGTTAATGCAACAGCAAAACATACAAGCTCAAGCACAAGCTAATGCTCAAGCTCAACAAGTAGCTGCTCAAGCTGAAGTACAAAAAAATCAAGCTATAACTCAACAGAAGATGGAGTTAGAGCAAATGAAAGCTAAGATAGAAGAGGAGAAAATAGCTAGAGAAGTTTTATACAAGAAAGAGCTTATGAACCACGAGTTTCAAATAAACATGAGACTTAAAGGTATGGAAGTTGAAGGTATGAAAAACAAAGAAGCTTATAAAGAAGATCGTAAAGACGAAAGAACTAAGATACAAGCATCTCAACAAAGTGAGTTGATTGATCAAAGAAATAGTGGTAAACCACCTAAAAACTTTGAATCTTCAGGTAATGATATACTTGGAGGTGGTTTTGATCTAGGGGCATCAGATCCTAGATAATTATTTATTAATTTTATAATATTATATTATGTCAGAAGAAAAACAAGAAGAACTTCAAGAGGAAGCTGTAGAGCAAACTCAAGAAGTTAAAGTTGATGCTGTTCCAGAGGAACCAGCTGATAACGGACCAAAAGCTGAAATTTTAGAAGATGGTACGTTTAAATTAGATTTATCACAAGGTTCAAAAGAGCCAGAAGTAGAACAAGAGCCGGAGCCAGAAGTACAACCGGAACCAGAAGTTGAAGAGCAATTTGTTGGTTTAGAGGAAGTTACAGAAGAACAACCGGTAGAAGAAGTAAAAGAGCAAGTAGAAGAACTTGAAGAACAAGTTGAACAAGCTTTAGTTGAAGCTGATGCTGGTGTTGAATTACCAGAGAACATTCAAAAAGTTGTTGAGTTTATAAACGAAACAGGTGGTTCGCTAGAAGACTATGTTAAACTAAATCAAGATTTTACTAGCTACGATGATAAGTCTTTACTTAGAGAGTATTACAAACAAACAAAACCTCATCTAGATAACGATGAAATAAGTTTTTTAATGGACGATCAGTTTTCGTTCGATGAAGACGTTGATGAGGAAATAGATATTAAAAGAAAAAAATTAGCGCTAAAAGAGCAGGTTGCAAGTGCTAAAGGCCACCTAGACGGGCTAAAGTCTAAATATTACGAAGAAGTCAAGGCTGGTTCTAAGCTCGCGCCAGAACAACAGAAGGCTGTAGATTTTTTCAATAGATATAACGAAGAGTTAGAGGAAACTAACAAGACTCAAGGTTTACAACAAAAAGTATTTCAAGAAAAAACTTCTCAAGTTTTTAACGATCAGTTCAAAGGTTTTGAATATAAGGTTGGAGAAAAGAAATACAGATTTAACGTAAAAGATGCTGCAAAGGTTAAGGATACACAAAGCGACATTAACAATTTTGTCAAGAAGTTCTTGAATGAAAAAAATGAAATGTCAGATGCTTCAGGTTATCACAAATCTTTATTTACAGCAATGAACCCTGATTTAGTAGCTCAACACTTTTATGAACAAGGTAAAGCTGATGCTGTTAAGAACAGTATGGCTAAATCTAAAAACATCGATATGGATCCAAGGTCTACTCACGAGAAGGCACCAAATCCAAATGGGTTTACAGTAAAAGCGGTTGACAGTGGTTCTAATGACTTTAAGTTTAAAATTAAAACAAGATAACTTAACAATTAAAATTAAAAAATTATGGCTAGTGGATCATTCACTGGGAGCTCATCAGCTCTCTCACATTTAACACCAAGACCTGTAAAAGATTTATACGGGTCAAATTACCTGTCTATAACAGGAAACGATTACAACTTTACTAAACAATTCCTACCAGAAGTTTACGAAAAAGAAGTTGAAAGATACGGTAACAGAACTGTTGCTGGATTTTTAAAAATGGTAGGAGCGGAAATGCCTATGGCATCTGACCAAGTTGTTTGGTCTGAGCAAGGTCGTATTCACGTTGCTTTTAACGACTGTTCTACAGACGCTGACGGTGGCGCAACAAATGAACTTACTTTTTCATCAGCAGCTAACGCTAGTATGATTGATGTTCATGATACTATTGTTGTAAGCAAAGGTGGTGTAACAGTAAAATGTTACGTTTCAGCTAGAGCAGCTGGCGCTTCTGTTGCTACTGTTATTCCTTACACTGCTGCTACTTTAGCTGCTGCTGGTATCACGAATAGCATGAGTGGAATAAGCGTATTTGTTTACGGTTCTGAGTACAAAAAAGGATCTGCTAACGCTGGAAACTCTAAAGATGCTGACTTTACTACTTTTAGTAATAAGCCAATCATCTTAAGAGACAAGTATAGTGTAAACGGATCAGATACTGCTAGTATCGGTTGGGTAGAAGTAACTACTGAAGCTGGAACTGGAGGATACTTATGGTACTTAAAGTCTGAGCACGAAGCAAGATTAAGATTTGAAGATCAATTAGAGATGTCTATGATTGAAGCTGAGCCAGTTTCTGGTTCTCAATTAGACGGAGCTGGAGTATTTGGAGTTGCTGGACAACACGGTACACAAGGTTTATTTTCTGCTATTGAAGAAAGAGGATTAATCTACAACAACCCTGATTTCGGTTCTTCTGGAACTGGTGCAGGTGAAGGTTTAGCTGAATTTGACGTTGTATTACAAGAATTAGACAAGCAAGGTGCTATCGAGGAAAACATGATGTTCTTAAATAGAGGAACTTCATTAGCAATTGATAACATGTTAGCTGCTCAAAATTCTTACGGAACTGGAGGTACATCTTATGGTGTATTTGACAACTCTGAAGATATGGCGATTAATTTAGGATTCTCAGGATTTAGAAGAGGTTCTTATGATTTTTACAAGTCTGACTGGAAATACCTAAACGATGGTACTACAAGAGGATTAATTGGAGATGTACAAGGTGTATTAGTTCCTGCTGGAACAAGTACTGTTTACGATCAAC